AAGCCGAGATGAACAGGTACACGTTGCCACCAATAGTTTGGTGTGTCGTGAGCTTGGCCTCACTGTGTCTCCCTCTTTGGATAAGTTGCGTAAGGCAACCATCGCTTGGGTGATGCAACCACTCAAGAGGTCGGAGAACAAATACCTCGACAAGCAGTTCTGGCTTGATCAGAGTGACAGCTTGATGTACTCGGGTAAGGCAGAAGGTCTGCTGGAAACACAACGCGCACGGATGCCTGCTTTCTTTGAACATGCCAACCCCAATCTCCCTCAATACGCTTGAGACATTTGGTCTCACCGTAAAGACAATGCTTCAGGAACTGGAGGAAACATTCCCTCAGTTTCTACCACAACCTTCGGATCCGCAGAACCTGATCATGTACAAGAGTGGTCAGCGTTCAGTGGTCGAGTGGATTCAACATCGTTTAGATGAAGACAATGGCTAAAAAGAATAACCGCCAACCAGTGGCGACAGGAACTCTTTCTAAGAATTACAATACTGGTGTAGTTACTCAGACTCGCACTCCGACAAAGTACAGCCTTGCTGGCGTCGGCAGTAACCTTAGTTCGAGAGAAGCGCAACGCATTGCAAATGATCGCGGCACTAGTGTCGGTAAGATCATGGATAAAGCCATGGGCAAAGGGTTGACCATTGGCTCTGGCTTGGTGAACAAGTACAACAGCGGTCAATTTTCCAGCCCTCGTGAAAGGTTTTGGAGCAGCGTTGGTCAAGGAATCTTTGGCACTAAGGGTTTTAATAGTCTTACTGGTGTCAGTAATAATATGGCGGGTCTGTCTGGACTTAAGCTAAATAGTGGTCAGGTGTATGGTGGAAGCTATATGCGTGATGGTCAGCTCACACCACTGGTTGGAATGAAAGGGATGGGCGCTGGTGGTGGTGGTAAGAACAGCACGACCGAGACAACCACGACCACTAGCAACACTGGAACCAATGGCTACACGCCAGAGGAGCTGACACCCACACCCACACCCACACAGACTGCTCCAGAAGCTGCTGCTGCTAACTCAGTAGATGCTTCGTTCTCTCCTGGCGGTACAGGTGCCATGCTTGATGGTGGTGCTATCAGCTTCCGTAAGGCTAAGTCAAAAGCACGAACTGCTGGCTTGACTACTAAAGGCACTAGTCAGTTCAAGATCTCAGGTCAGACTGGCACATCCTCTGGATTGAATATTGGCTACTCCCGTATGTTGGGATCGTAAAAGATGACAGCACGTAAACGGTATGACTATCTAACGAAGTATCGTACCCAGTTTCTTGACATTGCTGTTCAGTGCTCAAAGCTGACTCTTCCGTACCTGATTCAGGACGATGAGCAGATCAGTCGTGGTACACACCGTAACCTTGTCACACCTTGGCAAAGCGTTGGTGCAAAGGGTGTAGTTACTCTGGCATCTAAGTTGATGCTAGCTCTGCTGCCCCCTCAAACCAGCTTCTTTAAGCTGCAGGTTAATGACAGTAAGCTTGGTGTTGATATCCCTGCTGAAGCACGGTCGGAACTTGATCTTTCCTTTGCCAAGCTTGAGCGTATGGTGATGGATTCGATTGCTGCATCCAGTGATCGAGTTGCTATTCACCAAGCAATCAAGCACCTTGTGGTTGGGGGTAATGCCCTTGTCTACATGGGTAAGGATGGTCTCAAGCTGTATCCGATCAACAGGTATGTCGTAGATCGAGATGGTAACGGTAACGTCATTGAGATAGTTACTAAGGAGCGCATCAGCAAGAAGCTATTGGGACCACTTGCACAGTCAGTGCCCAATGCTCCTGGTGATGACGGCTCAAAGCAAGAGGAAGACATCGATGTCTTTACTCATGTTCGTAAGGACAACAACCGATGGGTATGGCACCAGGAAGTTGAAGACAAGATCATTCCTGGTTCGATGGGCAAAGCACCTACTGATGCAAGCCCGTGGCTTCCTCTGAGGTTCAATACAGTTGACGGCGAATGCTACGGCAGAGGCCGCGTCGAGGAGTTCCTTGGTGATCTCCGATCTCTTGAAGCATTGATGCAGGCCCTGGTAGAGGGCAGTGCAGCGGCAGCCAAGGTTGTCTTTGTTGTCTCCCCCTCCTCCACTACCAAGCCGCAGACAATCGCTGCTGCTGGTAACGGTGCCATTGTTCAGGGTCGACCTGATGACATCGGTGTGATCCAGGTTGGTAAGACCGCTGACTTCAGGACGGCTGCTGAGATGGCAGCAACACTGGAGCGTCGGATCAGTGAAGCATTCCTTGTGATGAATGTCCGTCAATCTGAGCGGACAACAGCAGAGGAAGTGCGGATGACTCAGATGGAACTGGAGCAACAACTTGGTGGGCTGTTCAGTCTGCTGACTGTTGAATTCCTGATTCCGTATCTGAACCGTAAACTGAATGTGATGCAACGTGACGGTGAGATTGTTCGTCTTCCGAAGGGTCTCGTCAAACCAACCATCGTTGCTGGTATCAATGCTCTTGGTCGTGGCCAGGATCGTGAAAGTCTCACGGCATTCCTCACGACCATTGCTCAGACTATTGGCCCTGAGGCGTTAGGCAAGTATGTCAACCCAGATGAGGCCATCAAGCGTCTTGCTACTGCACAAGGTATTGACATCCTGAATCTGATCAAGACGATGGAGCAGCAGCAGCAAGAGATGCAACAACAGATGGGTATGCAGAAGGAGATGGCATTGGTCAACCAGACTGCTGCGCTGGCTGGAACACCGATGTTCGATCCAAGCAAGAACCCAGATGCAATGAATTTATTGAATGGACAAAACACAACCCAGCCGCCCAACGCGGGTCAAGAACAAGCCGCTCCCGCCGGTCTCTAATCCGGTAGAGGAAGACACTGAAAACAAATATGCCAAGCGAACTCATTTGATTGGTAAGCCAGTGATTGGTCGAGCAATCAAAGTAGAAACTGTTGGTCTTGGTAATCTTAAAGTAGAAACTATCAATGGCATTGACCCTGACGTATGACCCCTCTGATGATCCTCAGGCTTTGGCAGAAGCTGAAGCTAGGGATCAAGAGAGTCTTGAAATTGGCGAACGCCTCCAGCAGGAACAAGAAAGCCTGCTTGCTGGTAAGTACCGTGATGCAGAAGAGCTTGAACAAGCGTACCTTGAACTGCAGAAGAAGCTTGGTTCTCGCAACAACGATGAGCCAGCTGAAGTAGAGCAAGAGCCTGAGCCGGAACAAGAAGAGGAGATCGATGAAGCTCCCGACTACTCCTTCCTGAACCGTCTTGCTGAAGAGGCAGATGGTGGAGAGTTCACTCAGGAGACACTCCAAGCGTTGGAGCAGATGTCTGCTTCTGATATTGCTGATATGTTCCTGGCATACCGTCAGGAGCAAGGCACTCAAGAATCTTATGTGATGAACCAAGAGGACATCGATGAGATGAAGAGTGTTGTCGGTGGTCAGGATCAGTACAACCAGATGATCGCTTGGGCATCACAAGCTCTAAGCCCTGAGGAGATCCAGGTCTATGACAGTGTCATGGATAAAGGAGATCCTCAAGCTATTTACTTTGCAATTCAAGCTTTGAACTATCGCTATCAAGATGCAGTAGGGACTGATGGTCGTCTGCTTACTGGCAATGCACCGATATCTACTGCTGATGTCTTCCGCAGTCAAGCTGAGGTTGTGCGGGCTATGAATGATCCGCGATATGACAGCGACCCTGCGTATCGCCAGGATGTGTTTGACAAACTAGAGCGCAGTAATCTGCAGTTCTAAGTATTGGTGAAGTTGGAAGAGTAAACAATATAACTGTCCCTTGCAATGAACCAATGACTTTATTCACACTTACCCTTGCTGCTCTCGCCTCTTGGTATGGCCATCCCTATCACGGGAGAACCACTGCTAACGGTGAGACTTACAACATGAATGCAATGACTGCTGCACACCCGTCTCTTCCGTTTGGAACAAAGGTCAGGGTCTGCAGTAAGAAGACTGGCCGCTGTGCTGTGGTACGAATCAATGATCGTGGACCGTTTGTTCATGGTCGTTCAATTGATCTCAGCAAAGCAGCTGCTCAACGCATTGGTGTGTACAGCGAGGGCGTAGGTGAAGTATCAATTACCCCTGCAAACTGATGAAAGGCAAAGGCGGAAAAGGCGGCGGATGTAAGAAAGGCTGCTGATCGCTTAGTGCCCGTGTCCGTGGCATTGTAACGGCAACTTCGCAAATCCCCTCGTGGGTCTTCTGCAGAAGCGGTAAAGGAAGGGAAGTAGAGCACCTCAGAGTAGGACTCTACTTCTATTGGCTATTGGCCCTCTACGGAGGACACCCTTTAGTCATTGACGGTGGGAGAGACCACAAATAACAACAACAAACACTGAATGCCAATGAACTTGGTTCGTTGGAATTCCTAACCGGTTAGGGAGACGTAATAAACACTTCTCTCTTTTCTAACAATGGCTAATGCCACTCAAACCGTATTCGGTACGCTTAACAAAGCCGTAGCCGATACCTCTGGTTCGCGTGCTTACGATACTAAGTACGCAACTTATCTGAAACTGTTTAGCGGTGAGATGTTCAAGGCGTATGAAAGCGCCACCATCGCTAAAGGAACTGTTCAAAGCCGCACCCTGAAGAATGGTCGCGCGATGCAGTTCATCTTCACTGGCCGCATGATGGCTGGTTACCATACCCCTGGTACTCCTATCCTGGGTAGTGGTGATCCCCCGGTGGCAGAGAAGACCATCGTCTGTGACGACCTGCTGATCAGCTCGGCATTCGTCTATGACCTGGATGAAACTCTGGCTTGAAGTAATGGGTCAGAGTATAATAAATTGGAAGAATTGCTGGAACCCTAAGTCTTCGGATATGGCGATCAGCAGCCGAGCCTCTTACGCTTAAGAGGAAGGTTCAGAGACTAGGCGGGTTGGGAAGCGTCCCATGTAATACGCCACAAGCATCCAACACCATTTGGTGAAGATATAGTCCGAACCTAGTCGAAAGACTAGTACGTTTGCATTACTCCCTCAGAAGCGAAATCGCCGCTAAGATCGGCCACGCTCTGGCTGAGGCTTACGACAAGAAGATCTTCCGCACCATTGCTAAGGCTGCTCGCGAAGCTCACCCCATCACTGCTGCTCCTGGTCCTGAGCCCGGCGGTTCTGTGATCCAACTGGGTGTGCAAAAAGAGTATGACGCTCAGGCCCTGGTTGATGCCTTCTTTGAGGCTGCTTCGATCATGGATGAGAAGAACCTTCCCAAGCAAGGTCGTCAGGCTATCCTTTCTCCTCGTCAGTACTACGCCCTGATCTCGCAGGTTGACAGCAACATCCTGAACCGTGACTACGGTAACAACCAGGGTAGCCTCACCAGCGGCGAGGGCCTGTATGAGATCGCTGGTATCCCCATCAAGCGTTCCAACAACCTGCCCTTCCTGGCTGGTACTGTCAACGCTATCAGCGGTGAGAACAACGATTACTCCGGTGACTTCAGCACCCACTGTGGTCTGATCTACCACAAAGATGCTGCTGGTGTGGTTGAGGCCATCGGTCCTCAAGTGCAGACCACCGGCTCTGACGTGAAGACCCTGTATCAGGGTGACGTTGTTGTGGGTCGTCTGGCCATGGGTTGTGGCACTCTGAATCCCGCCGCTGCTATCGAACTGCAGTCGGCACGTAGCTGATAACGGAGGAACAGGTAATGTCTATTGCACCTGGATCTTCTCGTCTTGTCACTCTTGGTGGAGCATCTGCTGCGCCCAACACCCCGAACGGCAAACTGTTTGGTTCTTCCAAAACTGTGAAGTCGTTCACTCTCAATCCGATGTCTCCTTTGGAGTATGGCCGGACTGTGAGTGGTGGTGAGGCTCTGAAAGCTACGTCTGCCTCCTCCATTGCTGGCAACACATCTGCTGCATAACCTTTAATATCATTGGGATTCTACAATGTCCGTAACCATCAATAGCACTAACGGGGCGGTTAACTACCAGCCCGATATGATGCAGCTCAGCAACATTGTTACGGCCAACCAGACCGTGACCAACAGCGCCACCCTGGTGACCGTTCCTGAGCTGACTCTTGCCGTTGGTAAGTATGAGCGCGTAGCGTTTAACTACCAAGTTTTCTATACCACCACTGCAAGTGGTGACCTGAAGTATCGAGTGGATGTCCCTGCATCCCCGACTTCCCTGCGTATCCTGCTGGAAGAGCAAGCCCCCACTGCCTCTGCCACTGTAACCACCATCCTTACCTCTGAAGCCGACGACACGATTCTGGCTGCTTCCGGTACTGAGGGTTACATCAACATCAAAGGCGTTCTGGTCAATGGTGCCAACGCTGGTGATGTGATCTTCCAGTTCGCTCAGAACACTGCTACCGGCTCTGAGTCCGCTGTGATTCTGTCCGGTTCCTTCCTTGAGTATCGGAGGTTCTGATCATGGCTAATACCACGACTGCTAACGGTCTGGGTGGTAGCGCCGGCACTGTGAGCTTTGCTAACCGCACGGTAACTGGTGCCTACGGTTCTACCTACACCGACAACGGCAACCTGGCTGTCTCTGATAACCACGCTGTTCGCCGCTCTGTGGCTCGTACCAGCCGTTCTGCTCCGACCACCGCTTCTGGTGTGTTCTCGGAGACCCAAGGTCTGCGCTTTGCGTATGCCGGTGTTGAGGCGGATTCTCCGTCGCTCGACGCTACCCGCACTGCTGTCTGATCTCTTTAATAACGGGGAGCCTATTACGGGTTCCCCTTTTTTTCTTGAATAGTGATATGGCTTTTCCGAATGCTTTAGTGGCCACCGAACTGGCTGCCGTAAATCAAATACTCGGAGCAGTAGGACAGGCTCCTGTCACTACTCTCGATCAAACCAACCCTGATGTTGCTATCGCTTACGACACCTTGCAAGAAGTGAATCGTGAGGTGCAAGCAGAGGGTTGGGTGTTTAATACTGAGAATGAATATCCTTTTACTCCTGATACCAACGGTCAGATTCTGATCCCAGATAACGTCCTTCTTCTGGATCTCAGTGACCTGTACGAGAACCGAGGTATTGATGTGGTGCGTAGAGACGGTAAGCTCTACAATAAGACTGATCATACATACACCTGGACGGATCAAGTTAAATGTGATGTGGTCTGGTTGTTTGACTTCAACGATCTCCCGACGCCGTTCCGTGACCTTGTAACAACACGAGCTGCTGTACAAGCATCCACCAAGATGATTGGTGATTCCACAGTCTTTCAGATGCTGCAGCAGAAGGAAGCAATGGCTCGTGCCAATGCAATGGAATACGAGTGCAACCAGGGTGACTACTCATACTTTGGATTCCCGCGATCCAAGAACTTCTATACCAGCTATCAACCGTTCCATACGCTAGCACGATAATATGGCAGCAGTAACACAGCGAATACCTAATTATCTTGGTGGTGTCTCCCAGCAGACTGATGATCTTAAGTTCCCAGGTCAGCTGAAAACATGCATCAATGCATATCCTGATCCTACATTTGGTCTGATCAAAAGGCCTGGTGGTAGCTTCCTTGTTGAACTAAAGGATACTAACGGGACGGTTGTCTCACCTACCACGTACAACAACGGTAAGTGGTTCTCGATCTTTCGTGATTCCACTGAACAATACGTCGGTGTGATCTACGGAACTAGCATCAATATCTGGAGTCTTATTGATGGTTCTGCAAAGACCGTGTCGTATGGATCAGGTGCTACCAGCTACCTGACTGGTACAAAGGATGACTACGATATCCTTACGATCAACGATTACACGTTCATCACCAACAAGACTGTCACAGTCACCACCCAAGCAGCTGGTACATATAACTACGGACGACGTGCAACGATCCGCTTGTTGAGTGTTGAGTACGGATCGAAGTACGAAGTCACGATTAACGCTACTACCAAGAGTTATACCACCTTCAACGCAGAAGCAACGATCACAACTCCTGCTCAGACGGAGAACACGGTCACTGCTGATGCCATCTTGAACTCTCTTGTCACGTCAATCAATACCATCAGTGGTATTACCGCTACACGTATTGGTACAACGATTGAAGTTGAAGGGACAAGTGCATTCACTATCACCGCTAAAGGTGGTGCAGATAAGGAAGGATTATATGTTTTCCAAGACTCTGTTGATAACCTATCACGTCTCCCCAACCAAGCAAAGCACGCAAGGATAGTCAAGGTAGCCAACAGCGTTAACGTTGAAGATGACTACTATCTGAAGTTCATCGCTGATGATGGTGTCTCTGGTACTGGCTATTGGGAAGAAACTCGTAAGCCTGATGTGAGCACTGGGTTGACGGCAGCAACGATGCCTCACCAGTTGATCAGGAATGCAAACGGTACGTTCACTTTCCAACGTGGTACGTGGGAAGACCGCCTCGTTGGAGATGACACCAGCAATGAGCATCCAAGCTTTGTTGGAAGCACAATCAATCAACTCTTCTTCTACAACAACCGACTTGGTGCGTTGACAGAAGAGAATGTCTCCATGAGTCAAACCGGAGACTATTTCAACTTCTACCACACCTCAGCACTGACAACGGTTGCTTCTGATCCTGTCGATATCTCCTGCTCCAGCGTCCGTCCTGCCACGTTGCACGGCGTTGTACCTGTAGCCCAGGGCCTCCTGCTGTTCAGTCGCTCTCAACAGTTCCTGCTGCAAGGAGCTAATGGTGTGCTGACTCCTGGTGGTACAACCATCAAGACAATCTCTAACTATGAGATGGATATCGTCAATGACCCAATTGACTTGGGTACGACGGTTGCATTCATCTCTAAGACTCCGTCTTACGCCCGTGTGTTTGAGATGCAAACACGAGGTCAAGACGAAAGCCCAGTGGTGGTTGATATCTCACGGATTGTTCCTGAGTGGATTCCTAGCACCATCGATCAAGTTGTTGGTTCTCCTCAGAACAGCTTGATGTCTCTTGGCTCCACTAGTAGCCGGGACCTTTACCTGTTCCGTTTCTACAACAACGGTGAGCGTAGAGAGATTCAGTCGTGGTTTAAGTGGACCCTGTCAGGCAATGTGCTTCACCACGCAGTTGATCGTGATGTGTTCTGGGCTGTGACTAAACAACAGAACTCATACGCTGTTCAGAAGATCTCTTTGATTCAAAGCCCAACCTCCTCCACATTCCTGACGTCAGATGGGAGCAAGGTGGATCCTCGATTGGATATGTGGGCTGCACCAGCAAGTAAGGTCTTTAACAGCACTCCTGGTGATGAATACACGAAGGTCTACCTGCCGTTTAAACACGACAGCAACCGGACTCTTTGTGTTGTTACTGCAAACCCCAACCAGACCACCCCAACATACAGCAACTCTGGCTTGGTGTTGTTCCCAACTGTCCTTCAAGACGGTACTGGTTACTACGCAAAGGTCACTGAACTTGATCTGACATCTGACGATCTGATTGTTGGTTATACCTACGACATGGATCTAGAGATCCCGCAGACCTACTATCGATCTGGTGACAACGGTCAAACAACTGATTACACCGCGTCTCTGACCATTGCACGAATGAAGTTCCTGCTTGGTCTTGGTGGTGATGTTGTCTTTAGGCTTAAGGCTAAGGGACGTAGTGAGTGGTCAGATACTGAAGGTGTAAAAGCTGCTGACTATTACCTTGCAAACGACATCCCCTTTGTCAATACATCAGAGTTTACAGTGCCGATTCATCAACGAGCAGAGAATATCCGAGTGCGTGTATTTTCTGATTCACCCTTTCCGGTGAGTTTGCTTTCCATGATGTGGGAAGGCAACTACTCGCCCAGGTTCTATACACGGAGGTAATAGATGGCGGATCCATTTACGATAATTGGCGGCCTTGGGATGGGGGTTCTTAGTGCAGTCACTGGTGCGTCGCAAGCAAGCCAAGCTCGTGCTGCTCAAGATCGACTTCTTGATGCACAGTACGATTACGCCAAACAAGTCGATAAGTTCAACTGGAAGCAAACCAAGAGAGAGTATCAATATCGCAAGGATGAAGTTGCAACAGCTCGCAGCAACCAAGAGAATAACCTTGCCTTCCAAGAGCAATCAGCACTTCGTGATTACCGTGATCAGCTAGCGATCAGAGATTTTGAATACGGGCAACAAGTCCGTATGTTCAATGAATCTGAACGCATCTACGGTATGCAGTTAGGCTTCAACAACATGGCTGCCCAACAAGCCCAACAAGCTGAGGAAAGGCGTTACCAGGAGATCCTTACTGGCATGGCATTCGACCAGCAGGACATGCTTGTCAAGATGCTCCAAGAGGAAGGCCAGGTGCAAGCTGCTGGCGTCTCTGGTCGCTCTGCAGGGAAGGTCTTGGCGTCTGCTCTTGCTAGCTACGGCAGGAACCAAGCCATCATGGCTGAGAGCCTTGTGAGTGCAACGAAGGACTCGCAGATCAACCGTAAGCAGATCAGCCTGGATAAGTACGGAGCAGACCTTGCTGCTCAGGCACGACGGATGCTGAAGCCGATGAAAGGTCCTGCACCTAGTGCTCCGCTCAAGATGCCTCGTGCAACTTTCCTTGATCCGCTTAAGCCGAAGCGTGGTCCGAAGCCAATACGTGGTGTCAACACACTGCCAGCAAACACTGGACTATCAATTGCAAGCAACTTCATCAGTGCTGGCCTTGATGGCTACAAGATGTTCGGTGGTTCTTTCACATAACAAATAAGATGGATCAAATCAAGTATCAAGGGTACGCCCGCGATAGAGGTTTTAACCCCATCCAGATGTCTACGGCTAGCATCGATTCTATCGCCCAACAAGGGAATTATCTGCTACGGCAGATGCAGGATAATCGAGAGACTAACCGTAGAAATCGGGATGCCTATCAATCTGGGATGGTCAATGCCCAGAACATTGAACGTCAGAATCGAGCTGATAACTTTGCATTTGATCAGCGTAGCCGTGAACGCTACCAAGATGCTGTCAATCAGAATTTACAGCAAAAGGTCTATGATGCTCAGAACTATCAGCAGAACTTAGATAAGCAGGTTACTGCTTTGAGTGTCCTTGCTCCTTTGTCTGGGACTATCGGCAAGATGATTGTTGATTGGAAGAAGAACAAGGACGAAGAGGAGCAGATGCAAGCCTACGTTGATACGCTTATTAACGGGCCGGATCCTCAGGAAGAGGTAAAGGTGCAGGCTGGCCTCGCTCAGATGCGTCAGGCAGATGAAGCAATTCAAACCACTGCTGATCAACTAGAGGATGCAGGAGCTGTACCTGAAGCTGTTCGCTCTGTCCGAAAACTATCCAAGAACCAACAAGTCGGTAGGGCAAAAGCAATGGCTGCCCTGTCTGCTCAAGGTTACGGAGGATGGCTCACAGAGCAATATAACGAGGATGATCAGACACAGATCCAATTCCTCGATCCAACAACTGGACAAGTCAAGCTGATCACTCCTGCCAACCACGAGGGGCCTGATCAACGTGAAGCAGTAAACAGAGCACTGTTTAAGAAGTTCGTCAAAATGAACGGGCTTCTTGGTGTCAACCCTGCACTAGTTGCTGATTCTCTTCTTGCAATGCGTAGGTCAGAGTCTGCATTGTTGGAGCAGGAACGCACAGCATTCATCAAAGCTGAGAATGAGAACAAGCGAACCGATCTAAGCATTCAGTTTGATGCTGCCATTGGTAGTGATCCAATCACAGCGTTTAACGATTTCATCACTCAGTTCTCACACCTAAAAGATGATAACGGTGCTCGCCTTGGAAAGGGTGGTGCTCGTGATGCGTTGATTGCTCGTCTGGTTGAGCGTCGTGATACTGCTTCACTCAACTCGATTGCTGACTCAGAAAGTTACGTCAAAGGAAAGACTTGGCGTGATCTTTTCCCGATGAAGTTTCAGAAAGCACTCAATGATATCCAATCATCACAAGCTGCTGAGGAAGATCTAAGCGACCGCCTTGTCAGCCAAGAGCGTGAGAACTGGTCTGATCAGGTGATCAGAGAGCTTGTAGCGTCACCCGAAGGTGTTAGTGAAGAGGTTGTCGATAAGGCTATTAACGCATCAAAGCAGTTGTACAACGGCTGGGTTGATCAGCGTCTTCTGAGTTATCGGGAAAACTCAACACTTCAAGCACGGCAAGCTGACGAACAAAATAAGATTCTTGAACAGCTCTATGAAGATGATGAGCTGACTGTTCAGGAACTTGAATCTGGAAAGTACTCAAAGCTTATCGCCGATAAATGGCGGAGCAAAGCACTTGACAGCGAGAATCGTAAAGCTCAATCCCTCAAGCCTTATCGTGATCAGGTTAAGGGCGCAATCGTTGATGAGCTGTTAAAAGCTTCTGATATTGCTGGATACGGTACAAGGAAATCACCTACGTACCACTTTGCTGAAGCCCACGCTATGGCTCAGCTCGATGCCCAAGCTCGTACGTACATGCTTGATGGTAAGAGCGCAAACGAAGCTTATTCACTTGCTGCCCAGAATATTCGGGCGCAGATTGAAAAGGACAACGTCAAAGACGGTAAACCTAGGTACGGAACCTACACCTTCCGCGACGGGGAATTTGCTCGTTGGGGAAGTCGTGGATCTGGTGGTCAAGGAAGTTTGTCTGCTGCTCGTGCAAATGTCAGCAGTGTTATCAATCAGGTTTCCTCTGGTGGACAAGCTGCTGTTTATGGTCGTACTCTGATTACGAAACAGCAAGCAGAATCACTGGTTGATCCGAATGCCCCTATCCCAGACATTATCAATGTAATTGCAAACAGCCTGCCGAAAGGTAAGGAGATGAGTGTCTTTGCAATCATTGATGCACAGCTTAATAAGCACGGGTTACCACCGCGCCAACGGCCATATGTGCAGCAAATGGTTGAGTCAACCATGAGCCCAAAGCTGCAAGAACTGCTTAACAGGACACCAACAGCACTACGAACCTCACGAGCTTTGGTTGGATCACAGATTGTAGGCCCTGGACAAGAGCGTCAGGCTATTGGATACATCGCCCAAAAACTAGGTGTCGATCCTGTTGATGTAGCAACATTCATCAACTACGAGACTGGCGGGTCTCTTGTGAGTGGTCGTTACAGGCGTGGCCTCGATGTGTGGGGTGGAGATGGTAATAACTACTTCGGTTGGATTCAGTTCTCTCCAGCCAACCGTGAAAAGTATGGAGTTAAACCCGGTATGAACTCCATGCAAATGGCAGATGCTGTTGTCCGTTATCTCAAGGACTCTGGAATTCGCCCAGGGGATGGGCTTGAGATGATGTATCAAGCCGTACAGGCACCTGCACTTTTGAAAGAAGCTCGTGCTGCAGGGCGCAACATCGGTCGGGATAGCAATGCTGCCATCAGTGAGCACATCCGACGGATGCGTGCTGAGCATAGAAACGTTGCTGGCCGCTGGCTGATGGAAGGTGCTCAGAGTGGTGGCACTAGTTCTGTTTGGCGCGACCCTCGACTGCTGTCTGCACCTGCTAAACGGCTACTGACACAGCACCAACTGACAAGCTCTTTTGGTAATCAAGAATCATTCCGCAAGAAACCTCATGAAGGGAACGATTACTACGTTCCTGTTGGAGGAAAACTGAGCTTCAAGCAGCCTGGTGTTGTCCTTCAAGTCGGTTCGCCCAATGAGTACAACGGTGGATACGGAGGTTTCATTGATGTCCGCTTGCAAGATGGCAACGTTGTGCGTATGGCACACCTATCTAACGTCAAGGTAAAGCCCGGTCAACGTATTGGTGCCAAACAAATTGCTGCGCTTTCTGGTAACACTGGAAGATCCACAGGGCCTCATGTCCACATCGAACACCTAAGCGGTCCATCCGGCACCCAAGAAACACTTAAGGGCAAGCGTAATCCTTCTTGGATTGCCTCCCAAGTATATGCTGACATTTAACTATGACCTCTTCGTACATTCCATCAGGAGTTCAACAAAGCTCCTCATATGATTTTCTGCGTCAGCAACGAGCGATGGCTGACAAAGCCGCTCTTGATGCTCTGGATGACGACGAGGAGTATCGAAAGCGTGAAGAAGCTCAAGCAGCTGAAATTGAAAAACAGAAAGCTGCTGAACAGGATAAGCAACAACAGCAGACAGTAGATGCTGCTGGTAAGGCGAGTCCCCCGAATGCAATGCAAGAGATCGGGACTGCTGTGGTTGGGGCTGGTATTGACGCTGCAGAAGGCGTTGGAGCCACAGCAGAAGCCGCTCTGACGGGTCAGATGCTCAACCCTGAGTTCAAACCCACGTGGCTTCAGATGGCGGATGAAGTCGAGCCTATGAACCGTACTGTTTGGGGCAATCTGATTCGTGGAGTTGGTGAGTATGCCATCCTGACAGGCCTGCTTCGTGGTGCAGCAAAGGCTACTAAGGCGGTCCGTCTCCCTGGAGCAACACGAATTAGCCAAGCTCTAGCAGCGGATAGTGCGTCGACAAAGGCTGGCAAGCTTGTCCGCACTGCTACCAAAGGAGCCATCATTGGCGCTGCTGCTGATTTCACTAGTTCTTATTCTGAAGGAGAGACTCTCTCCACTCAACTAAACAAGATCTTCCCCCAAGTTCCCGATTGGCTGGTCACTGAAGAGAACGACAGCCCTCTTGAGCGCAAAGTCAAGAATGTGGTCGAGGGTCTTGGAATTGGTGCAATCACTGACATTGCATTTGGTTGGCGTGCTGCTAAGAAGATCGAAGCAGAAGCCAAAGTTCCAGCTGAAGATCAACTCAAAGCTCTTCAGACAACCGAAAAGGATCTTAATCGCGTCCAGAAAGCACTGTTTGATAAGGCCTCAACTGTCAACCCAGATGGCAAACTAACTGCTGATCAACGAGCATTCCTTGAGGAGACTGATCCTGAATGGAACTCACTTGTTCAAGCTAAGAGCACCATCGGAAAGCAATACAAGGAGATGGTCGATGCGCTGGATCCAAAGACACGAGCTGAGTTTAAAGTCAGAGACAGTGCTGATCGCCGCCAAGCAAACTTTGATGAGAAGGTAGAAGAAGCCCTAAAGGATGACCCTGAAGGACTTGAGCCTAATGCATGGGTTAACTCTCCGCTGTTTGACAGGCCTGATAAAGGGATCTTTAGTACGGCAGGAAAAGGTGGCTTCTATCAATCGCTGCTCAATAACTACCGCATGGAGATCGACGGAAACCTTCAAGGTGGTCGTCGGCCAAGTATCTACACAGAAGCTGCTCTAGAGAAACGCCTCGCTCAATTCGATCCCCAACGGCGCAAGGTCATCGAGCAGGTTGCCAAGAACCTTGAAAAGGAACTTGACGCTGCTACTGATTCTACAGCTAAGAATCAAGCAATGCAAGGCTTCAGCGTTCAGCAGCTCAAAGCCCTTTCAACTGCAAAGTACACAGACATTATTGACGATATTGCCAAGAACCCAGAGGATCTTGAGTCGATCAAAAAGGTTCTTCTTGAGAATCCTAATAAGCGGTACAACGTAATCAAGGGTGAATACGAGGACTACCTGGGGTTAGATGATCACAGAGCAGCTGAGATGCTGATCAATACAACTGCTGGTGAACTCAGTGATCTTGCTCAAGCAGGCCGTTCTATCCAAGGTGTTCTATCTAATGATCGCCAGGTAGAAGGCTTGCTAAACCGCATGAAGTTTCTTCTTATGGAGACCTCACGTTCAAAGTATATCCGGGGCTTTGAACTGAATGGCCTCAAGGCTGACCCTGCAAAGTATGCAGACGGCCTAGCAAAGAAAGAGATGGAAGTCGATCAGTTTGTCACCAAGCTGAAAGACTGGTTTGACAATGATCCTGAACTTCTAAAAGGCTATCTCGATGTGCTTGCACTTGCTGACGGGCATGTGAAGGCAATTGATGAGATGTTCAAGTTTGCAAAGGATCAGGTCTTCAACTGGGAATCTCTTGTCGGTAAGGACAACAAGCGCAGTGCTTTTATGGATGCGCTCACCAGCATCATGTACAACAGCGTTCTGAGCGGTCCTAAAACAATGATGCGAGCGTTGATGGGTAACACGCTTACAACGTTTATGAGGCCCGTCACGGCAATCATGGGGGGCGCTCTGAGTGGTGATGCCAAAACCACTGCCATGGGATTTGCCTTGATGAAGACGGCATTCCAATCGACAAGCGAGGCATGGCGTGTAGCCAAGATGGCGGTTCATGCAGGGAAGAACAACCTAGAGGAAATTCCTTTTCTTGCTCAGGGCCGCATACCTTTGACAATGACCGACCAGTGGAAAAACGTTGGTGCAGTTATTGAGAGAGAAGGTAATGCTGGTGAGATTGCTATGTACCGCATCACCTCTGCGATTTACGATTTCAGCAACTGGATGGGTGTGAAGTACCCAATGGTGGGTATGAGCAGTATTGACGCTGCTACGAACGTGATCATGGGTCGTATGGATGCCAAGATCAAAGCATTCAGTGAGGCGTGGGATGAAACAGGCGGTAATGTAACCAAAGAGCTTGTTCAGAAGTACGAGCAGAAATTTCGCGATGAAGTATTTGATCACTCTAAGCAGATGATCAAGAGTGAATACGCCATCCGTATGGCTGATGAAGCTGGCTTAAAGATTCCGCTTGAAAGCAAGCGTATGTTCGGGATGCTCGATCTTGCTGCTGTTGAGCGTGGAGTAACTAATCACCCACCCCTCCGTAGCTTCTTCATGTTCATGCGAACTGGTTACAACGCACTTGAGCTTGTCCAGAAGCACACACCAATCCTCGCTCGATTCAACGAAGAGGTTCGTGACATCCTTAAAGCAAGTGCTGATAACCTTGAGTCAGTCTCTAAGTACGGGATTACCCACCCAGCACAGCTGCTGGAAGCTCAGGCAGTGACCCGTGGGCGCATTGCTGCAGGATATCTGACTGTCTTTGGTGCAATGGGTCTCTACACCAGTGGAGGTCTTACTGGTAACGGCCCCGCTGATCGAGAGCTGCGTAATGCATGGATCCAAGCTGGCTGGCGGCCGCGCTCAATCAGGATTGGTGACAAATGGGTTAGCTACGACAGTCTTGAACCGTTCACATCATTCCTGTCGATGGCTGCTGATATTGGTGATAATGCTAACAACTTAGGAGAAACAGCCACACAGAACTGGTTGAAGAAACTTGGCTATCTGGTGTCGATGAACGTCACCAACAAATCGTTCCTTGCTGGTATTACGCAACTCAACGATATCATGTCGTTTGACCTTAGCCGTACTCCGACTTGGTTTGCCAACATCGCTAACAACCAACTCCCGTGGGCTGGAGCAAGGAATGAAATAGCCAACATCTTCAACCCAGGTATGCGTGAGCTGGATAATGATTTCCGCAAGACACTGCAGACAATTGCCAACCGGAACCCGATTGCAAAGGATGAGCTTCCTCTGAAGTATGACATCCTGGATGGATCAGTCGTGCGTGACTTCGATCCACTCACTAGGTTCTTTAACGCAGTCTCTCCACTTCAGGTTAACTTCAAAGACAACGACACTCGTCGCATGCTGCGTGAAAGCAGCTATGACATTGTCCGTACTCTTCGGCGTGATAGCAACGGTAACGAGCTTGATGCTAAGACCCGTTCACGGATGCAAAACCTGATAGGCCAGCAGAATATCGAGAAGCAGCTTGAAGCTCTCTTTAAAGAACCAGCTATCCGCAAGGAGATGGAGACCTACAAGAAGATGCGTGATCTAGGTATCCGTAGTGCTTCTGGAGAAGGTGCTGATCCTGTTGGTGGTATGGACGTAAGCAATAGCAACTTCTACCGGCGTATTGACCAGATCTTCCGCACTGCCGTTAAGCGTGCTGAAGCTGACCTGTACGCAGAATATCCAAACCTTAGGAAGCAGGCAATCAATAACCTGTCTAAGGAGCGGCTTCAGCAATCTAATCAACCGGATGCTGCGATTCAAGGCATCCTTCAATTGCAGAACAAGTAATGGCCGTAACACAAAACACATACACAGGGAATGGTTCCACCACAAACTATTCCTTCACTTTTCCATATCTTGAAACCACTGACATCAAAGTAAGTGTCAATGGTACACTAACAACTGCATACACACTGGCCAATGCCACGACAGTTTCGTTTAACTCAGCCCCTGCCAACGGAGCTGCTATTCGCATTTATCGAGAGACCAATGATGTCAATCTGAATTCAACCTTCTACCCAGGATCTGCGATTCGCTCTCAGGATCTGAACGATAACTTCACTCAGATTCTTTATGTTTCCCAGGAGACGAAGACATTTGCAGAGGGAACTGATGCATCAGCTATTCAAGGACAAGTTAATGCAGCAGTAGCTACAGCTAATACTGCTAATACAAACGCTAATGCAGCTGTTGCCACTGCTAATACAGCATCAAGTACAGCCAACGGCATTGCTGCTACTGCTAACTCTGCACTAAGTACTGCTCAAGCTGCCGAGACAACCGCTAATGGTATCTCAGCAACAGCCAATACTGCATTGAGTACAGCTAATAGCGCCTCCACAACAGCTAATGCTGCCCTAGCACGTTCTGGTGGTACAATGACTGGCGCAATCACATTTGTTGCTGGTCAAACATATCCACAGGTTCCACAAAACTCTAAGACAGCTGCCTATACCCTACTGGCTAGTGATGCAGGTAAGCATGTCTCGATCACTACTGGTGGTATTACAATCCCCTCTGGTGTCTTTAGTGTCGGTGATGCAATCAGCATTTACAACAACAGCGGCAGCAGTCAGACCATTACCCAAGGGGCTAGTACAACTTTGAGGCTTGCTGGTTCTGCTTCTACAGGTAATAGAACAATTGCTCAGTACGGGTTATGTACTATTCTGTGTGTAGCTAGTAACACTTTTGTGATTAGTGGAGCAGGGTTAACGTGAGTATTATTCAATTGATGGGGTCAGGTGATATGACTCCAGCAGCGGACGCGTATTCTGCTTTTCTTACCGAAGCCTTACCTTTGAACTTTAAGTATGGTTTTACAGACCAGTCTTATAGGATTAGAGGAGCAGGTGGACCAGCTTCTGTTGTTTATAATTCTTCGGCCTATCAACCAGAAATGGTTATTAGTTCCTTGAACTCAAAGTTTTATGGATCTAGTGCTAAGGAGCCACAGACAAGTCCAGCTGGAACAACATTTCATGCTTCACAGCTTGATGTAGATACAGGAGCCTCCAATACAATTGGAACTCAGAATTATTGTTATGAGTTTTGGTGGTACAGTCAAGACTTTAACTTTGCTGGACTAGTAAACTATACTCTGAACTATAACAGCGTTAGTACTGGTGGTGCAGGACTTACTTCTGGTGATGTTCCACATATTACTATTAAGGGAGATAACTGGGTCAATACCGCACCATATCAACGTGGTATCTGGGTAGGCGGTGGCCCAAATACAACTTTCTTTTATGAAACGACATCTCAATGTTTGCTGCCAAATACCTGGCATCACATTGCTGTCACAAGATCAGGAACCACCGGTAGAATATTTGTAGACGGTGTATTGCAAGCAACTGGCACAGATTCCAGAAACTATGCAGGATACGTCAATGTTCATGGGGTCTGCAACCGTACACTTGGGTCTGGAATGTATTTACAAGATATTCGGTGTTATGTTGGCACCGCTAAATACACCAGCAACTTTACAGTACCTGGACCAATATTTCTTTAGACCTATACGATTGACACACGATGCCATTTCCAAACAATCCGAGCGTGGGTGACACTCACGTTGAGAACAATACTACATACAAATATCTCGGACCTACCAATGGTTGGTATCGAGTAAGCGTCGGTCCTAGCAACGATACTACCTACACTGGTGGTGGGGGTGGCAATGCCTCTGCTACAGGTAATGCTGGGGAGATCCAGTACACTGATGGTACAAACCTTGCTGCATCCCCGGATCTTCTTTGGGATGATGTCAATAAGGACCTAGAGATTGGTGGTGACATCACTCTTGATGACGGTGGCACCTTCACCACTACGGTTCAAACCGTCACCCCCACCGCAAACCGTACGATCAGCTTCCCCGATGCAACGGGAACGGTCGCATTAGTTGCTGGGTCTAGTGGGCAGCTGCTGTGGAACAACGCTGGTGTTAATGCAGGCGTCTCGACGCTGACCTATGACGGCAGCATCCTTACAACCAGCGGCCGGTTCATCAATAGCTACAACGCCACCGCATCGAGCCCGGCAAAGACGTTCACTGGCACGTGGTTTACGGGTGGCACCGGCACCACCACCAAGCCTCAGGTGTTGATCGAACCGACTGGCACCACGTCAACAGCGTGGAGCACCAGCGGCACCGGTCTTGGTGTTAATGCCGCGAGTGGGTTTACCGGGAACCTGCTGGATCTGCAGGTGAATGGGACAAGCACCTGCAGGGTAACTTCCGCCGGACTTGTCTACCTGCCAGCAAGTGGAGGTGATTCTAGTGCCATCATTTTTGGTGGATCAGCGGTTACATCTGCCGCAAGTTATGTAGGTATATACGGGTTTAGACTGCGAAGTGCGCTTGACTTAAGCTGGTCTAGTGGTCAGAACTTAAACACACTCGACTTAAGGCTTTTCCGCGACGCCGCCAACACCCTCGCCCAACGCAACGGCACCGACGCCCAAGCCTTCCGCGTCTACAACACATACACCGACGCCAGTAACTACGAGCGTCTGAGCACCACTTGGTCCAGCAACGTCTGCTACACCAAACCAGAGAACGCTGGCACAGGTTCTGCCCGTCTCTACGTCCCTGTTACAGGCTCCACCACGGTGGCCTCACTGCCGTCCGCATCTACGGCTGGTGCTGGCGCTCGTGCATTTGTGACTGATGCAAATGCCACCACCTTCCTCTCCACCGTTGCAGGCGGTGGGGCAAACAAAGTCCCTGTCGTCTCTGACGGCACCAACTGGCTCATCGGTTAATCATCATGGCTTCTTTCACTATTGACATCGACGACACTCTCGTCCCCGGCATCGTCGCTACCGCATCCCTTGAAGGCAAAACTCCTGAAGAGGTTGTCGGCGAATATGCCACCACATTGGCAACCAAAATCTGCCAGGACCTGAAGGTCGGCCCGTACTACACCGGCCCAATCCCGCCCCAGTTCAACGCTGACGGCACACCGTATGTGGCCCCAGTAGTCAACGACTCTACGGGGACGGCTGGATGACGTTAATTATTCAGAAGCCCAGCGGAGCTAAGTTTAATCTCCGCAAAACATCATCCGCCTGGGCCGAAGGCGGCGACCTTACATACACCATTGTCGTAAGCGGCACCAGCTATCGCGTCCACGAATTCAAGGCCGTTGGCACCACATCGTTGAATGTGATGAAAGGTGGCAACTTTGAGTACCTCGTTGTTGCTGGTGGAGGCGCTGGCAGGGGTAATGGCGCTGCTGGAAACAGCGGAGATGGGGGCAATGCAGGTCAGCTTTTGTCTGGGTCTGTATCTCTTGCCGCTGGATCGCAGACAGTAACAGTTGGCCAAGGTGGAATTGGCGTTGTAAACGCAAACGGAGGCAACGGAGGCAACTCGGTTTTGGCTTCTGTTACAGCAACTGGCGGAGTTGGGGGAAGTGGTGTTTCTTCTGCTGTAGCTAGAAACGGCGGCGCTGGTGGCACTGGTACCCCAGGAGAAATTGGCAGCGGTCATCAAGCTGGTGCCGGGGGTGCCGGTGGCACATCTTCCATTACTGGCACTTCAGTTGTTTACGCAGGTGGTGGTGGTGGTGGTTTCACCTCTGGTGGACTTGGCGGCAACGGCGGTGGCGGTCGCGGTGAAAATTACGCCCCAGGCGGCACCGGCACTCAGGCCACTCCAGGCCAAGCCAATACGGGTGGCGGTGGCGGTGGCGTTTCAAATGGAATCGGAGCTCCAGGTAAAAACGGCGGCTCCGGCATCGTCATCGTGAGGTACGCGATATGAACTACACAAACCACGACCTACTAGACACTGCCACTACGATGCCTTTGGAGGTGATGCTATGAGTTGGGTAATTACGGGCTCGGAGAAAACGAAGGTTGATCCACAGTTTGGCAGCGTCTCTCTGCTACTCCACGGCAACGGCACCAACGGCAGCACGACAATTGTTGATAGCGGTCCGGCGGCCAGAACAGTAACGGTTGTTGGTGATGCCCAAATCAGCACAGCACAGAGCAAGTTTGGTGGGGCCAGCATTGCGTTTGATGGCACCGGTGATGGGCTGGCAGTTCCTTATGACATCAGCTTTGCGACATTTCCGCAATCTGGCAACATAGGCACCATTGAAGGATGGTTTCGTTTCAATGCTTTTACAGCTCCACGTCCATTCCTGGTTGGCGTGTGGTCTGCAGCAGGTGAACAGGGCTGGACTATTGACGCCACTACAGGTGGTGACCTTTTCTTCGCCAACAATGGCGCAGGAATTACTGCAAGTCTTTCAACCAAGCTGACAACCGCAGAGTGGATTCATTTGGCCGTTGTTAATACGGGCTCGACAATTAAAATTTACCGCAATGGAGTTGACGTAGGATCGGCATCTAATTACAGCCCAACACTTTCCTCGGACAGCCTTCGGATCGGATTGCGCAATGGAGGCTTGCTACCCCTGAACGGCTACATCGACGACCTCCGCATCACCAAAGGCGTAGCCCGCTACACGGCTAACTTCACCCCGCCCACCGCACCGTTTCCGGACATCTAACCCCAGCCCCATTAGTCACGGTCACTACTACCGCGCCGTTCCCTGACATCTAGGCACCCAGTAGTGTCCCCGTCTAGTGGACAATCATAATATATAACAAATGGCGTTTCTATCTGAAGCGGCCAAATACTACAAAGCTGAGCCACACCAGAAGGCCGCCTGGGACGCTCTAGAAGCTCAGCTATCC